ATTTGTACTACTCTATGTATCTTCATATCTATACTCCTTCATTTAGATTAGCTTCTTTAAGAATGTAATCTCTAGCAAATGGTTTATATCCTTCTCCAAATTGGATACCTATTTCATTTACTATATCATTCATTCCCCAACCTCTAACTTTAGGATTACTTTTTCCCAAAGCTTGTAGCCTTTGTATCTCCTTCATCATATCGACTACGTTATCTTGATAGTCGATAGGTAAAGGTGCTATTGGTTTTACTGTTACATCATACAACCATTTTTGTTTCTCATCCATTAATGTTTTCCTTTCACAATAAATATTGTTAGTGTTGCACCTACTCCAAGTGATAGGTAATTTACAAGTAATGCAATTAAATCTATATCATATGATATCAATTCAAATGTTCTATAGAACATAAAAGAACATGCCAATAATAAAAATATTAAAGATGTTTTAGTTATCATAATTAAATCTCCATTCATCAGTTGCATCTATTAGTTTTGGTTTTACTTCCATAATATCTTTTATGTAAGCATCTCCATATTCCCAACTATCATATGTCATAGGTGATTTACAAGCAGTATACCATCTTGCATATGGATTTTTCTTTTCATTATCTTTAGTTTGATATGTCTTTAATATCTTCCATTCAAAATACATACCATTGTTAGGGTTATCAATTCTATAGGTAGCATAACTGCTACCTATTTCTTTAGTCTTTCCAAAAGAATTTTTAGCCATATTATTTTACTCCCTTTCTAGTAAATCTTCCACTTGATCTATCTCTATTAACTAAAAGATATCTAAAGTTATGTGATACTGATCCAATAGGTTTACCATATCTTTTAGTAGTTCTGTGAAAATATAATCCTTGAGTAGGAACAGTTGGTATTGTATTTAATTTCTGCATATCATTCTCCATTGGTGTAGCAGTTGAGTTGTCATTGTTATTATTTGTATGTATATAATTCATATCGTTTTCCTTTTTAAGTTTAGTTTATATAATATATATGGGTTGTTAAGGTATACATCTAATAAAGATGTTGTTTAGTATCTTCATAATCTACATAATTTCCTTTCTCCTTTTGCCATTGTTTAAATACTTTATTTAAATCATCAGTTGAATTAACTGTTATGTAAGTTAGTTCATCTGATGAAACTAAATTATTATCATCATCGTATACGTCTAAATATAATGGGTTAGTCATTTTATTTTCTCCTTAATTTAAGTATGTTAGATGTCTTAAGCTTACGTCATTAGCTGAATGGTATTTCTTAGGATAAATTGTAGCTAAATATTCACACCAATTATTCCATAGGTATTCACAACCTCCAAGCTTATTACAAGTTGTAATATATAATTCAGCTTTATATCTTGCAGTTTCTATTAAGTTTCCATAGGTTTTAAAAGTTGAAGCTTTTAATCCAAACCTTTTAAGATTATGTACATCTAAACATCCTATTTTACCAATACATAACTGCAATACAAAGCCACCTTTAACTAAATCTATACCATGTATTGATCTAATTAATAAAAGCTTATCTACTAAGCTTATTTCGTCATTAAATATGGTATCATATAATTCCTTTTTCATTTTGATTATTTGTTTATATGCTAGTCTTTTACTTCCATAAAGATATTTACTATCAATACCTTCAGCTTTTACATCAAGCATATGTTCACCAATTTGTGACCAATCCTTTTGTATTGAAAGTAAAACCATTAAGAAAACTTTGACCATATTATTAGGATTTTTTCTTGCAAAGTTTTCTATTAATTTTTGATGTGTACTAAACATTATTTCTCCTTTGTAAAATGTTAAGTTGGGTAAAGAACATTAGATGGTACATGGGTTCTTTTAATTCTTTAATGGTAAACCTAAACCATATTTATCCCATTCTAAATTATATTCTATTATTTCTTCATTAGTCATATTGTTATATTCATCATCAACAAAATTATAATCTTCATCAACAGTACCTTCATCTTTATGTTCTAATCTTAATTCATGTAGATAATCTTGTTTACATTGTTCTTGGTATTCATCATTCTTTTTAATTAGCATTTGTTACCTTCCCTTCATCTAGGATTGCTGTTTTAGTTTCTATTGCCTTTAAAAATATGTCTTCATTAAATCTTGGATTTTTAGAATAGCAATAAGCTTTTACTAATTCTATTTCTTGGAAAGAATAATTATTATTAACAATAATATTTACTATTTCCTCAAAATGTTTTCTTGTAGGATTACTTGCAATCTTGTATTTAAATACGTTATCTCTTATCCACATTTTTATTTCTCCTCATATGTTTTAAATTGTCTTGCCATTCTTTTAATCTTAACAAGTTTTAAGTTTAATTTATATAGTTCGTTTAAATAACTATCATTAATATTAATTCCTTCTCTTATTGTTAATTCTAATTTTTGTATATTATTTAAAACAATATCGTTTAATGTATCGATATCGTTAAAAGATAAATCTAAGTCTTGTAATTTTTCTAATGTATTTAAATCTATTGTCATTTTGTTATATCCTTTAAATAATTATATCTAGAATTAAAATCATAATCTAAATCTTCTTCATCATGTATTTTGCTCATAGATACAAACTGATTAAAATTATATATTGTATTACCATCTTCTAAAGCATACATATTGGTTTCATCAAAGTATATTTTTAATTCATTGTAAGCATCTTCTAAAGATGAAAAATATATCTTCTTGTCTTGATCATCTAACATATATTCATCTTGATATGTGTATAATAAATATTTCATTTTAATCTATCCTCTCAATAAGTATATAGGTTGTTAAGGTATACAATTATATAATTTCTAATAGTTTAGATTGTAATATAATTGTTTTAATTAAAGCTTTGTTAATTTCCATTTGTTGTTTAATTGTGTATTTATGTTTTCTTCGACTATGATTATTTAATTCAGTTAATAAATCAAAATATAAATAATCTATTTGTTTATCTATTATATTATCTAATTGTTTATTATCTTGTATATCTTTAATGTGTATAGTCATAAGCTAACCCTTTTTAATTAATAAGTTAATGTTTAAGTTTAAATAGATTAATCATTTTATCTTTTAAACTTTTCATAATCTATATGGGTTGTTAAGGTATACATCATTAAAAAAGCTAGTAATATCAATGGGTTAGTATGGTTAGGTTAAGGAGCATAAATAGGTTTAAAATAGGCATAATTAAGACAAGATAGGTTAATTATTCTAAAAATTTTAATCATGGAGATTTTTTAGTATAGTAAGGAATGCATATGACACACCCCTACCCACAGATTCTACACATACATATATATATAATATAGGGGTGAAACATATTTTCAAAAAAACTAGGGTCTTTAACCATTACTAGATTGGGGATAATTAGAATACAAAATCCCTTCTTGTATTCTAAGAATATAAGTTAGTTTGTTGTATAATTTATTGGGGGATGGGTAGCTATTTACCCTCTGGAGTAATAAATATAAAATAACACATTTCTTATGTTTTGGCAATATGCTATAATAAAAAAAATAGGAGAATAAAATGTTTGAAGCTTTTGTATTATTATGTTCTATATATAATCCCTATAATTGTGTTACTATGCAAGATACAACAGGACCTCATAAAAATTATAATAGTTGCTATAATAGAATTACAGAAATGACAGAATTAGCTAACAATAATATAGAATACTTCTTTCCTAAAAAGTATGCATGTGCTAAAATAAACTCATCAGATAAAAAAAATAAATTAAAAATATAATGCTAAATACTATAGAAGAAATAGATTCATCTATAACACCTTATATATTATTAAAAGATAACCTAGAGAAGTATTCTAATTTAGAAGCTTCCACAGATTTCTTAACTTTTGTAAAGATATTTGCACCCACTCTTGTATCCGACTTTAAGATGGGTAAGCATATAGAATTACTATGTCAAAAGTTACAAGGTGTAGTAGAAGGAAATGTAAAACGATTAATGGTATTTTTACCACCTAGATCGTCTAAGTCTCTTATATGTAGTAAGCTATTCCCGGCTTGGTATATAGGTAACTTTTCTAATCACGAAATAATGTCAGTATCTCATAGTGACCAATTAGCAAGTGATTTTGGTAGAACAGTTAGAGACATAGTAAATACAACTAGATTTCAAAGAATATTTAAAGGAGTATCTTTAAGAAATGATGTAAAGGCTGCAGGTAAATGGAAGACCAATAAACATGGGTCTTACTATGCTGCTGGTGTAAGAAGTCAAGTAGCAGGTCGAGGTGCTAACGTAGCATTGCTAGATGATGTCATGTCTGAGGAAGATTCTTTTAGTGAAGCAGGAAGAAGATATATAAAAGAATGGTATCCAGCAGGACTACGTACTCGTCTAATGCCCAATGGATCAATCATAATTATTAACACAAGATACCACTATGATGATCTATGTGGTTGGCTATTAAAACAGGAACAAAATGCAGAAGCATACACATACCCTTGGGAAGTCATTAGCATACCGGCATGGCTTGACGAAACAGCAGCAGAACTCTTACAGCTACCTGAAGGAACTTCATACTTTCCAGAATGGAAAACAGACGAAATACTCA